TTTCTTTTCTTCAATGGCGTTGCGGCGCTCTTCGCGCTTGATTTTGAGTTCGTTGATTTTCGCCTGCTGGGATAGGATTTTCCGCTGCAAATCATCGGAGGCCTCGGTGATGCGTTTTCCGGTGGCCTTCTGGCGCAAAAACGTCCGGGCGTATTTATCGACGGCGGCGCGAGGAAAAATGCCGTCTTCGTTCGGGATGATTTTCCCGTCTTTGCGGTGCTGATAGAGGTTTGATTTCCCGATTTTCCATCCGGCGCCCTGCAGGTAGGCCAGGACGGCAAAGAGGTTGTCGAAGCTGTCGGCCGACGCGCCGCCACCCAGGGAGGCGACAAATTCATCAAGGGCCGCCTGTGCCGCTTTATTGTTGTCCAAAAGTGACTTGGGCCGGTGCGGGTCTGCGTTATAGGCTTGCAATGTCGCGCCGACCGCATTAAATAACACGGCGCCGCGCGCCTTGATCTCCTGCGGCTTATCGGTCAATAATATTTCCAGCTCTTCTTTGGTCATTCGATCAATAAATTCCTGTAATCAATTTCCTCTGCTTCGTGGCCCAGGATGTAGTCCAGGACGGGTGGTTCTTTGACGATCAGGTCGTGGATCCGGCCGCCGACGCCGGGCTTTCCGTTGCGCTCAATGGCAAAGCGCCCGGCGGTGTTGATGATCTTTACGCCCGGGTTCCTGCGCAGAAGCGCCCATAGTTCGGCAATCAGCGGCGATAATCCGCGCGCGGCGACGATCTGCGCCATTTCGGCCTCGGACGGCGCCCCTGGCTTGCCCGTGACGGCGTTTTTCGCGGGCGGCGCGCTAGATGGCCCGTCTTTTTTTTCTTCCAACAGCACGACCGGCCACAGCCCCTTTCTTATCCACAGTTCAAGGTCTATCCCTGTCTGCACGGCTTCGCCCGGATCCTTGCCGGCTGGCACGGGCCAGCGGATGCTGGTGTTCGGGAAGTTGTCCGCCCACCACTTGATGGCCCGTTTGGCGGCTTCTTTGCCTCCGCCCTGGTCGCCAAAGTCGAGGGCGTTTAAAATCTGCTTTGCGTTTTTCAGGACGGCATAGGCAGCGGCGTCCGGTTTGCCTTCGAGTGATCCGGTGGCGACAGCGCCGGCGAGGGTCCCGGCGGACGCGCAGGCGATGGCGTCCAGTTCGGATTCAACGACGACAAAGGCGCTGCGGTCCGGTTCCAGGATCATGGTGGCGCTGGAGGATCCCGGCAGGACGTAGTAGCGCGGATCTCCCTCCGGGCGCCGGATGCGGATCCGCTGGACGACGCCGTCCGTGATTTGCGGGATGACAAGCCCGATTGGCAACCATAACGCTTTCGGTCTGCCGTTTTCGTTTTTGATTTCTGGTAGCCCCCAGGCTCCGCGGTAACGGTAGATGTCTTTTCCGTCCTCACCCGGGTTCCAGCCGAGGCGATATTTCCCCGCGGCCGCGGTGCTGATGCCGCGGGCGGAAAGCCAGACGATCACATCTTTGTTCGCGCGGAGTTGCTCTTGCGCCCATGTAACAAATTTTTCAGCTTTTTCGCGCCACAAATCCGCCGGCGTTTGCGGATCTCGCGGATGAAATTCTCTTTGCGCCGGTTCCGGTTGTGTGCGCGCCTTGTCTTCGATTTTTATATTGAGAAATTCACAGGCTTCCTTGAACGTCATTCCGTCATGGTCGCGCAGGAATTGAATGGCGTCTCCGCCCTTGCCGCAAGACCGGCACCAGTATCCGCCCTGGCCGGCATTCCTCTCCGGCCAGACGTGGAAGCGGTCGGTCCCGCCACACCAGGGGCACGGACCTTGCCACTCGCCGCCATGTGTGTTGGAGGCCTTGCGCATTTTTACGTGTCGGCAAACCAAATCAAGGGCGTTCATTGTATGCTTTCAAACCCTCCCTTTTTTCTTTTTCTCTTTTTTTTCATCTATCTATTTATTTTCTTTACAATATTAAAAACAATACTCCCCTCCGTTGCTTTCCTTTAGGGATAGTTGGAGGGTTTATCCTATATCCAACCCCTAGAGCTTTTTTTTAGCGTCAGAGGCTGGCTTAAGGCTGAACCCGCCACCCTCCCTGAAAATTCATCACAAAACGAACCGTCAACAAGATTCCCTTTGTTATATCGGGCGGTTGAGTATGTTTTGTAATTTTCGCCGCGATTTACAAACCCTCCCTGAAAAATAGGGATGGCGGGAAGGTTTGTTGACGTTTTGCGCCCCGTACTTGTTTTTTGTGTTTTGTTGTGTTTCATGGCCTAAAGTCTCCCTGTGTCCCTGTTATTCAATATTGAGGTCGATTAGTCGCAGGCCGTGATAGACATTTACGCCGTCAGACTTGTTCTTTTCATATTTCTGGCTCAGTTGCTTACCGAACCAGGTGCCCGTCGGCTCTTTCTGGCCGTGGTTGTCGTGATACCAGGCAACAAATCGATTATAGAGTTGAGACGCTTTTTCTTTTGCCCCTGGCTCCCGAACACAGCACTCATCGATGAAATCTCCCAGCATGTCTTCGTCGGCGCGATATTTGGCGGTGGCCTCGGTGACGATCCTGGGCGGATTGATTCCGTCGCGCTGCCATTTGAGGCATCCATCAACCAGCCATCCGAGGATTTTCGAATATTCAGGGACCAACTTTTCACGAAGTCGAAGATCTGCGCGGCGCTCATGCGGCTCGCGCGGATCCCGGTTGACGTAGCTTAAATTGAATGGGATGAGCTGAACACGTTCCCAAAACGAGCGGTCGTTTGCCGGTGCGGCTGGCTGATAGTTGGTCTCCAGGATGAGGGTGTGCGTCGGGTAAAAGCGGATCGGACGCTTATCGTTTGGCCATCGGCCGATGAGTTCGTTGTTGCCCGTGTACCATTTAATCTTCGCGGCGCTGAAGCGCTGGTTTTCGTCTGTCTCGGAAGCGAATGCAATGCGCAGGCCTTTGAGGCTCATAACGTCCGGGCTTGGGCCGGCGGCAGACTTGGCGATTTTCTGGCTTAATAACATCTCGGACGGGATCGGTGCGGCCATTGAGCCCAGGATGGTTTTGATGGTTTCAAGGATGAGACTGCGCCCGTTCCATCCAGATTTGCCGTAAAAGATCGGGAAGATTTTTTCGTGAGCGTGCCCGGTGATAGCGTATCCCATCAGGCGCTGGAGGTAGTCGATGATTGACCGGTCATCGTCGGGCTTTTCGCAGTTGTGCATTTCACAGAGCGATTTTATCCATAGCTCCGGCAGATCCGCGGTGCCGTGATATTCAACCGGGCTTGCGGCGCAGAGGTAGTCGCTCGGTTTTCCGTTTAACAGTCTGCCGGTTTCCAGGTCAATGACGCCGTTGGCGCATGGGAACAGCATCGGTTTGTTGTCGAATTCGTCGCCGGATATCGCCAGCGGATCCTTGATGGTGTGAACAAATTGCAGGCATTGAGCTCGGCGATTCGGGCCGCGAAGCTGGCGCGCCCGTTCGGTTAGCTTTTCGCATTTTGTGTGGAGTTTTTTAAGGTCTGATTTTTCTGCGCCGGAGGCGGCCAGTGCTGAAATCTCTTTCGATGTCTTCCAGTATTCGTCAAGATATTTTTGGGCGACGGTTTCCACGGCGACGGATGACTCGTCCATCACGTCAAGGCGCCAGCGGTGCGCGTCCCAGGTGTACCATTCTTCCTGGCCCTTGCAGTAAATAAATTTATCACGGAACATGGAAGCATAGAGCGTGGCGTCGCCCAGGGAATTTTCATAAAGACATTTTTCCACAAATTTGCCGTCAATGACTTGCTTTTCCGGCTCCACTGCTTCACTGGCTTCCGTCTCAATCCGTTCATTGACTGCGCTTTCAATGTCGTTCATATCACTCATGGCTTCCAAAATTCCGTTCCAAAAAATATCCTATGCCTAGAAAAATGCTGGGGTTCGAATTACCCGTGACCATGCTTTCGCCGGAAGGACCCGCCGTTTTGAAAATCGACAGGGACACTTGTTTCGATTTTCATAATCGGGGTACGGGGCTGGGACGGCGCGAAACGTCCCACAAAAAACACCATCGCAAACTGCACGGTTTGATTGCTTCATTTTTGCTTTGCGGTCCTTACCGCTTCTGCCATCACAGCTTCAAAGTTTTTCATGATGTTCTGATCGAATACGCGCTGGGCCGTCTCCGTGAACGGGAAGCGCTTCTGGTATTGCGGCTTTTTGACAAACATGAAAATCGGCTTGACGGCGTAGCCGACGCCGCCGCCGAGATTAAATCGGACTCGCTTGTAGATCCCAGGCGCCAGGTGTTGTTCTTTGGCGAATGATGACGCTGCGACACCCCGGGATGCAAAATAGGCATGGCCTATATAGCCGGTCTTCTTTGTGCCTTTGGCGAGCTTTTCCTTGCCCTCATCGGTGATGTTGGCGCGATAGCCCTGTTCCCCGAACGCCCGGAAATAGGACAGGATCTGGATGATCAGGCTGGGTTTGATGTTGCCGTACATATCCAGCTCACACGCCTGTCCGGGCGCGATGAACATGCCAACGGGTAGGACGTTGATGGCACGCAGGGCAGACTCGAAGCGCTTCAGGGATCGCTCGCCGCCTTCGGCATGCGGCAGCATCCAGTTGACGGGCGGGTTTCCTTTGCCGGCCTGCTGTTTGTCTTTGTACCAGACGGACGCCACCAGGTTTTTTTTGGTTGCAGAAGATTTGTATAAACTGCCCAGTGTATAAGGCGTCGGGCGATCCAGCGTCCTGGTCATTTCCTTGACAAGTTCCTTCTTGATGTCTTCGGCTGTCATGGTCAAAGCCTTTGCCGCGGCAAATGGCAGGTGGCGCTGTTCATAATCCAGCAGCATTTTCTGGATCTCCGTCAGATTTTTGAATTCAACCTTAAATTCCATTTTCAGCCCATGCCTTCTATGCCCCCGCCTTATAAAGTCGCGTTGTAGGGCATCCTCGCGCGACGGTTGTTTTTATAATGATTGCAATAAGTTAATTGCTTTATCCAGCTTTTGCGCTTCCGCCATGTGTGAATTGCGTTCGTTTGTTATCATTTCGAGTATTGCGTCGATACCGACTCGCCCGATCTGTTTAATCGTCATGTCAAGCGACGACTTGACGCGCGCCGGATCCTTCTTTTTCTTTGTCGCTGGTTTTTTCTGTTTCGGGGCG